TTCTAATTCAAAATTTTCTGAATTATTAATTTGTTCAGTCTGATCAACTTTATTAAAAATATCATTCTCTTTTGCAAAATTTAGCTGTTCCAAATCGAATTCACTTAACTTATCTAAATGTTTTCCATAAAAAAAATCTTTTATATTCTCTTTAGAATATCTAGAACTAAAAATATTCTTTAACATAAGTATCGGTGATAAATCATACTTTTTACTTATCCAACTTAACTTTATTCCTTTTTTATATAACTTACTAATTTTATTAATTACTGATTTTAATCTATCACTATCTTTAATAATTTTAATTGTCATATAAGAACTTCTTATTGATAAAACATCCTCCAAATTAATATTTATTTTTTTTTTATTAATATAATTATTTATTTTATCTAGTTGTTTATCTGTTAGTTTCCGGTAGTTACCTTTTATAATAACTGCTTTTGCCATTTTTTTTTCTAATTTATAACTAATAGTGTTAATTTTTATGTTGAGTCGAGTCATATAATACTATTATAAAATAATTGAAAAAAAAATATCTTAAAATTATAAACAATTATTAATCAAAAAAATAAAACAAGTGAATTAAAAAATAACTAGGAGTATTAATTATACACGATGGTTTATGAATATTACGATAAAAAATGGCAAGAACACTGGTTCAATTTTATTATTAATAATGATCAAGATTGGAATTATAATAGATTAATGTGCAATCCTAATTTAAATATAAATCTAGTCTTAGAACATCCGGATAAACCTTGGGATTATTGTTATCTAAGTTATAAAATTAAATATGATGATACATTTGAAAGTTTTAATATTATTGAAGATAATTTATCTTTACCATGGCAATTCAATTATATTAGTGAAAATAAAAATATTACTGTGGATATCCTAAGACAATATTCAAAAATACCCTGGGATTATCATTATTTGACTCGAAATATTGATTTTAACATAATTTTGGAGAATCTAGATTTATCTTGGGATTATGAATACTTATCTCAGCATCCAGATTTAAATAATGAAATAGTAAAACATAATATTGATAAAGATTGGGATTTTGAATATTTATCAGATAATCTCTGTGATGGATACAAGGATAATGTTTTAGAGTTAGTTTTATTATTTCCAGATAAAAATTGGAATTTTAATACATTAAGTTGTAATAAGAATATATCAAATGACATTGTAGAACAACTAATTAATAAAGATTGGAATTTTGGTCAAATGGGATTAAGTTCGAATAGTAATATCAGTATGAGTTTAGTTCTCAAGTATCCTGAAAAAGAATGGCATTATGGATATTGGGGACTGTCTAGTAATAAAAGTATAACTTGGGAAGATGTTATCAATAACCATCAAATACCATGGGATTATAATATCTTGTGTCTTAATAGAACTATAACCTGGGATATATTTCAAAAAAATCAAAACTTATTAAATAATTATGATCTTCTAAGCGGTAATCCTAATATAAATTTAGAAATAGTGCTCAATAATTTAGATAAGGACTGGAATTTAGAACGTATTCTTGAGAATAATCTAGATTCTTTTAGTCAGATTATTAAAATACCGGATAATAATATATCTAAAGATTTTGTTAATAATTATTTAAAGAATCTAACTATTGAAATAGTAATGTCAAATTTAGACTATGATTGGGATTTTGATAATTTATCTATTAAGTTTATTCAAGATGAAACAAACCTATTAAAATATCCTGATTTTCCATGGAATTTTAATAAAATAAGTGATTGTATAACGTCTCAAGAGCTAATTCTAGAAAATATAGATGAAGATTGGGACTTTAATCGTCTCAGTGAAAAAATATACATTTTGAATGATTTGTGGAGTATTATTAAAGCCTATCCTGATAAGGAATGGAATTATGAAATTTTAAGTCACAGAAGAAATCCTCCACTCGAGATTGTGTATGAAAATCCTAACAAAGATTGGGATTATTTCTGGTCAATAAGTAGATTATCAAATATATCATGGAAATTTATAGAGGATAATTTGGATAAACATTGGGATTTTGATCATTTATGTGAAAAGAATAATATTGATTGGGGCGTGGTTACAAGAAATTTTCAACAGTTTTCTTGTACTAATTTATATGATAATCCAACATTAACATGGGAGATTATAAACAAATATAAAGAGGTACATTGGAATTTGTTTGAAATGTGTAGAAATAAAAGTGTTACTTGGGACATATTTTTAGAAAAAAAGGATGAACATGGCTGGGATTATTTTTGCTATAGTGTGAATCCAAATTTATCTTTTGAAAATGTTTTTGAAAATATTGATGAAGAGTGGGATTTTGAAGAGTTGAGTAGTAATTCTATGTATTTAGAGAGAAAAAAATTCATTAAAAAATTTCATATAAGTAATCTTTTATTAGTTTCCACAAGATTGAAACCAGAGTTAAATATAGATTGCGTTAGAGAAATTGCTACTTATTTTTAATCCTGACAATATTAAAAAATTTCAAAATTTAGATCATTAAAGCAATAAAATTTTATACGTATTCTTTCAAGATAATTTTTAATAATTTTATTAATTTTTATATTAAGTCTAATAATACTATTATAAAATAATTGAAAACTAATAAACTTAAAAGAAAATTATTTATAATATTAAAAATGAAACAAAAATTAACTAACCAAGATATTGCTTACTTAATTACTTCCTTAAACGAATTATTAGACGGATCTTATTTAGTCCAAATTTATGATGGTTCAGAGAAAGACACACGTACATTAATTTTTAAATTAAGAAAAAAATTAGATGATGAGTCAAATGTTTATTATTTATTATTCGAGTCAGGTAAGCGAATTCATACAATAGACGAGTTTGTTAGTGTTCGAAAAAATCCTTCTGGTTGTGTAAGTAAATTAAGAAAAGAGTTAGGTAAGAGGAGGTTATTTCCGATAAAGCAGATAGGTAATGATCGTATTATAGATTTGCAATTCTCAAATGATCGTCATTTAATTTTAGAGTTATATGACAAGGGTAACATTATATTAACTGATGATAATTATGAAATATTATTTATAACACGAGTTTATGAAAATAGTAAATTTAAGTTAGATGTAGGAATAAAATATCCAATTGATATTTTAGGAGAAAAGGATTATGAACTAGACAGAGAATTAGTAAAAGGTTATGTAATAGAAAAAAAAGATTTTTGTGGAAAAGAATTAATTGGATCCAATGTTATCGAGTTTGATAATTTAAATTTAGCGTTAAAAAATTATTTCACACCAATTAAAGTTGAAGAGAAAAAGAAAAAAAAGAAAAAAGTTAGAAATACTAGAGAAGATAATATTAATAATCAAATTATAAAGTATGATAAATTAAATGAAGAGAAACAAGAACTAATAAATGATATCGAGAATAATGTACCTATATATGAGAATATTATAAAAGCAATCAAGTTTAATGTAGATTTAGCAGAAATAAGATTAATTTACAATAAAGAAGTAAAATATATTGATAAAAATAATATTCTTATTGATGATATTAATTTTAACATTAATTTATCAGTAAATAAGAATATTAGTAATTTGTATAGCGAGAAAAAAAAAAATAATCAAAAGAAACTTAGAGCAATTGAAGTATTAAATGATATTCCAAAAGAAGTTGTTAAACCTAAATTAGATAAATTAGAAATTAATAGAAAAACATTTTATTTTGAAAAATATAATTGGTTTGTTCATAACGATTTTACAATTTTATGTGGTAAAAATGCCGATGATAATGAAAAGGTACTGTCTAATGTCCAGAAAGATGAAATTCTAATTCACGGTAACTTTCCTAAATCACCATGGGCTATAATTAAAAATCCTGATAAAAAAGAAATACCATTTAAAATTATTAATTATGCTGGTATGTTTTTAGTTCAAAGAAGCTGGAATTGGACAGAAAACGTTTCAGATAGATCTTATTATACCTATCCTGATAAAATTTCTAAATCTGCTCCTTCTGGAGAATTTATGGGAAAAGGATCACGAATGGTTCATGAGAAAAATGAACTGGCTAATGTAATACTAGAAATGGGTATTGGTTTAATTTTTAGATCAAATAATACTTTTATTAATAAAGTTAATGAAAATACTATTATTGATTTTGCAATGGTAATGTGTGCTCCTTATATATGTTTTAACGGTTTTGATTATAAGGTAAAAGTAAAGCCATCAGGAAAAAAGAACGATAAAGGAAGAAAAAAATTAATACAATCAATAATTAATAAATTTTTAAAATTAAAAAATAATAAAGTAAATGATTATATAAAATTAATTCCTTATGAAGAATGGGATACTACTTGTATTAGAACTTTTGTCTTAGCTAGTTAATATTATTATATGAGGAAATTCTTTAGTTAATAATTTTATTAATTCTTTGGAAGGTTTAGATTTATTATATAATTAAATAATATATGAAAAATATAGTAGTAGCTACTCAAAAAAATATTGGATATTATAGTATTCTAGAAAAATCTTGTAAAAAGCATAATATAGAATTAATTCCATTAGGTTTAGGAAAAAAATGGAAAGGATTCCATATGAAATTTGAATTATGGTCTGAATATTTAAGTAAATTAGATGATAAAGAAGTAATTATGCTTAATGATGCATACGATATTATTATGCTTCAAGATGCAAATACTATCTTAAAAAGATATAAAAAATTTAATAAAAAGTTATTATTTAGTTCACAGAGAGGTATTCTTCCTAATTTAGCTTTTAGTAAATTTAAAAAAAATGTAATTGCAAATGGTAGTATTATAGGAGAAGTTAAATATATTAAGAAATTAATACAGTTAATTTACAAATATAGAAAAATGTGGGAAAAATTAAAATTTGACGATCAAGTTATACTTGGGTATGTAATGATTAAAGAATGTAATTTTTTTAAAAAATTTGTAGAAGTTGACAAAAATCATGATTTCTTCTTTACAACTGGTGCTGATGATTTATTTTATTTACCTTACATTTTTAATGGAACTATTAAAAATTTATATATGAAAAAAGGAGAATTATATAATAATAGGAATATAAAACCAATATTATTACATTTAGCTGGAAATATAAATGGTAATAAATATTTAAAATATATTGGATATAATCCTAGTAATATTAATTTACATGGAGCTTATAAATTTAAACAAATTTTTAATTTAATGTGTGTAGTATTTAATAAAAATTTACATTATTTTATATTTATATTACTTCTAATTTTTAGATTTTATATTAAGTAATTAGAACTTTTATTTTAGCTAGTTAATATTATTATATTAGGAAATTCTTTAGTTAATAATTTTATTAATTCTTTGGAAGGTTTAGATTTATTAAATTTAATAGCTTTTAAATACTTTAAATTAACTTGTTTTTTTAAAGCTATTTGTTGAAATGATTGAAAAACTTTATTTTTTGATATTGAACCATTAAATAACTTATTTAGAACTGAATTAGTATTTTTATAATACTGTTTATATTTTTTTTTATCTTTATCTAATTTATCAGGTTTACTACTATGATAAGGTGCGATAAAGAAAGTTCTATTCCATAATATTTTTGTATCGAAATATAATGTTATATCACTATAAATTTTATATTTTGATTTTATTTCATCTATTACAGAAAAA